CCTCTTTGTCTATGATATTTTGCGGAAGCCATAAGGCCGTAACCTAGTTCGCCCCTGTTAATTATATCATGTCTAAATTCGTTTATATTATCATAAAATTGAGTTTTTCCTCGCGGGTCTCTAAACCTTAAAACATCATCCATAAAATCAAAGAATTGAGGATCTATTTCATAATCTACGTTCATAACGTGATTAAGCATATTAGCCATATCTCTGTCAATTTGCTTTGGATCATAATCTGGAAATTTATTCCTTGATACAATAGGAATTCCAGTATCTTGTCCCCTAGCATTAACATAAGTTTTTTTTCCTGCTTTTACATAAAGACGATCTCTACTGCTAGTAACTCCCATGCGTCTAGCTATACCAGTTCTTCTTTCTGCTTCTTGAAGCCTTAAAAGATTTTTATCAATAACTGTTACTTCTCTAGAAATAGTATCACCCCATCCTCCGCTAGCGCGACCCGTATCAAGATCTAGGACTCCTCGCCTAATTTTTCCTCTATACTGAACTCTAATTAATTTTTGTTTGACTAACATATCAAGAATTTCAGAACCTTCTTTATGATAATCTTTTATAGTATGACTAGTAAATGGTATAATGTTTTTAAAATCATCTGCAAGTCTTTTACCTATATTAATTGCAAGAGTATCATAATCAGTAGATTGCCCTGAAAATACAGTTTTAACTATATTAGTAATTGAGTCTAAAGCTTTATCATCCATTATTTTTGAGGTTGGTGTTTTAGAGGCTATTAAAAATTCAGCATCTAATATTTTTCTAATTGATTCTCTACCTTTTGAATAAGTTTGAGTTATCCACGAATCACTAGGCCCTCTATTATAAAATTTAATAAAAGCATCATATTCTTTTTTAAAAGGAATATTTTGTGTAAGTTTTTTAATTAATTTTTCTTTTGTAGGATATTTATCTACAAATTTTCTAAAATATACTCTAAGGGGCGCTCTACCAGAAAAATAAATTTTTTTAGCAAGCTTAGCTCCGTCTTTTCTTCTCCAAGCATCAATAAATCTTTGATCTGCTAATTGGCTTTTTTGAAGATCATCTATTGAGTAGTATTTATTCATTATAGAAACTTTAGGTGCTTCATCTCTAGCAGTTAAAAATCCAATAAATGTATCAGATTTTTTTCGAGATCTAACATCAAGAAGTCTAGAAACGTTTTGAACAGCAAATCTGTTTTCTGCTCTGATAACAGCTACAGTATTTTCCCAAGGAATTTTATCTTTAGCATAACGTTCAAAAACAACTCTAAGATTTTCTATTATAACTGTTTGCTGGTTAACAGACACTTTATCAGTAAGCCCGTCTGCAACGCTTTGTATAAAATCTTTTTCATCAGCAGAGAGAACTTTAGAATTTCTCATAAAATCTATACGCTCTTGATATAAGCCAAAATCAGGATCGTACAAATTTGTATTTCTTATTTCTCCTGTAAAAGGGTCTTGACTAAAATTTCTTTCATCAAATTCATTACCTACTCTACGCCTAGAAGCTTGTTTACCTACAAGGGTAGTTCCTCTATAGTTAGTTAAAGACATAGTTTTGCTAAAGTCGTCCGCATCAGATAAGAACATCTGTTGAACTTCTTTTTTTCTTTCAGGACTTCTTATTAAAGCTGAAGGTCTAACACCTTCTATTTTTAAATCTACATCTTTTATAACTTGTTTAGGTCTATAAACTGAAGTTATTTCTGCGGCTCTGCGTCTTAACGCACTAATAGACAAGGCTATTCCTTTTGGAGATACAAACTGATCAGCTTTAAGTTTACCTTGCCTAAAAAGATTAGCTCTTTCTTCAGAACCTAACATTTTATTTTGAATATTCATTGGTTGTCTTTTTAACCAATCGCCAAATGTTTCTTTTTTAGGAGGCAATCCTGTAAGACTTTCTGTTTTCTTTTTGTTTAGCTCGTCTTTTTTTAATCTGGGGGTTTTTTCTTGAGCTAATTCTTCTTTAGATTTTAAAACAGGAACTAAAGAACTACGACAATTCCAATGAAGAGGAGGTAAAAACCTTTTATCGTCTACATCATAAATATTACCGTTATGATGAGAACAAATAGGACTGGTTCTACTGTCAAGAATAGCTGTAAACATATAACCTTTAATTAAATGTTTATTAGAATCTACTACTCTTGTAAGTGCTTCTGCTTGCGTTTTTGTAATTGAAGTTCTAGTTAAAGTCTTTGCTTGTATTTCAGTTATTCTAGTAGTTTTTAAAACATCATTAATAATTTCATTTTTACTTTTACCAGCAGCTAAACCTGCTTTAACCTTTGACTGTATCCTAACAAGTTCTCCTGTTGAGATATTTTTAATATTGTCAGTTAAAGATTTAGAACCTTTAATATTAGTTCCTGCAATTTCAGTTAATAATTCTCTTGATTTTGGTTTTTTAATTTCATAAAAAGATTTAACTTCTTTATAGAGATTATCTGCATAAAAATCAAGTTGAGATGTTGAAAATTCTTTTAAGCTGTTTTTTTGATGTGATAACATTTCTGTACCAAATCTAGAAACTTCTTTTTGTAAATTCGATCTAACATCTTCAGAAAGTAAAGATCTAATATTGTTTCTATGACGTTTTATTATTCGTCTATTTTGTATTTGAACGCCTTCTTCGTAAAGTCTAACGTCACCCATGTGATCAACAATGCGATCATAAATTGTATCATTAATGCTCATTCAGTACTCCACCGAGTAGTTAAACGATTATTCCTCTAGCTGAACTCCTTCGTCTTGAGGTGTTTGTGCTGCTAAAGGATCTGTTTGTATTTCTTCTATTGCTTCTTCATCATCATAATCAGCTGGAAGGAAATCATTATACTTAGCAACATTTATCCATGTAGATCTGCTAATAATACCTGATTGATACCATTCGCTTACAAGCCTCATTGCACCTTCACCGCCTACAAGAGGTGTAAAGTCGCTAGACATTTGAAAAGTAATATCTTCTGCAGTATATTCAGTATTATATTTCCAATTAAGCATAAAGGCAATTATTTCCTTCATAGTGCTTGAAACTTTAGCGTTAAGTGTTCCTAGCTGAGATGTTTGAGACGCATTTCTTATTTCTAAAGCAACTCCGGAAGCAGCTGTTTCAGGGGATAACATTCGAATTCCCATTTTTGCCATTTCATTAACTGTAGAGTCAATAGCAGATGCCATGTCTGAGAGAGCAGAAGTAGGGGTTTCTAAAACAGTTATGCTTTCATCTTTACGAACTCTAAGCCAAGTTCCTAAACCTGCATTTACGATATCGTCAAACTCTTCGTCTGTCATGTCCGATTGAACTACAGGGGTGTAAGTAGCAGCACCGTAAAGCAAGTGGTTTCGTCTAGACACTTTATTGTATAAAGCAATTTCTCTGTCTACAAGAGGCATAAGAACTGGTTCTAAAGGGTCTAGTTGACCGTTAAGAGGCCACATTGGAATTCTTTTAAGTGGCTCACCAAACATTTTTGGCATTACTGTATTTACTTTTTCAAATCCATATTCGCTAACGGATTCTCTGTATTCTTGCTTAACTTCGCCGTTTAAAACAAGAAGCTCGTTGTTAGTATCTTTTTTCTCGTAGTAATCTATTACAAGGTTGCCTGACTCGTCCAAGTAATGATCTGCAACTGTGTCAACATAATCAGGATGCCAAGGATTATCTGGCTTATATCTTTCAACTGGATAACGAGTTACAATCCGTGTAAGAGTTCTTTCTCTTGTTCTCTTATTTATGTTAACCTGAACATTTATTACATTCTCTGCTTGTATAATAACAGGGTATGATTTTATTTTATTTCGTTCTTGAGGTGTTAACGCGTCAAATTCCTCATCACTTATTTCTGGATAATCTACATAAACCCAACAAGAAGACGTTTGTAATTCTTCCCAAAGCGCTCTGTCTAAAAAGTTAAATAAAGAACGACCATCAAGAGTAAAGTTATTCTTTATCCAGTTTGTTGCGTCTTCTGGAAGATCATCTGGAAGTTCTAACAAGGACTCTTTTCTGAGAAGAGAACTTATTAACACTTTACAATATTGTGCTGTAAGACCTGGAAGTTCTGCTTCTGATTTATAAAAATCATATTGAACTTGGCTCATCGTAGGTGAGAAAGGTATCAGTAAATTTGTGTAATCCGATGTAAGATACTCATCGTGAGCCTTTACATTATCTTGACCCTGAAGAACTGCTCTCGACCTTTTCCATAAAGGTTTAAGGGAGTGATAACTAGAACTTGGGTCTGCTACTGATCGTTTAACATTTTTTGTAGGTTTGACTAACTGCGCCATTATCTAGCTCCCTTTTTATCTTTGCGGTATCCGCTAGCTCTTATTGCTTTTCCTTGAGCATCAGCCTGTTTTTTATTAGGGTAAACCTTTCCGGTTTTACCCCATTTCCAGCCACCCTTTACTTTTTTAGTAGGCATTACCATTTTACCTTATTAGCCCACCATGCAGCAGACATTTTACCTTTAGCAATATTAGGGGCATGACGTTTTTTCCAGTTTAATCTTCTTTGTTTATAAGAATCAGATTCGTTTTCTTTTTTAGGAGATCCCTTAGCACCCTGTGATCCAAACCTAATAGTTTTAATTTGATCACCTTCTTTAGCAACAACAATATGTGATTTAGTAGGATGATTAGGTGTTCTTTTAGGTTTATTAAAATCAGAAACACCTGCTCTAACTAACCTAGAGTCTTTTTTCTTATTAACCATAATAGATTCCTTATAATGAGAGGGATATATAATCCCCCTCTGAAGGACATTCAGAATAGTTTTCTGTCCTCTTTATTCTTAAACGTCAACTATCATTCTTTGCCTCTAATTACTCGAATTGCTTGTAAAAACCCTCTCCATATTTCTGTTGGAGAAGGTAGTAACCAACCAAGAATTAATAGTAACATTACCCAAGGGGGTATATTTTGATTATTTATAGAAAAGTCTTCTACAGCTCCAGTATTAACAGGATCTAAAATCTCTGTAGTAATAACATCTCTACCTGCATTAGTAGTAGTTTCTTCTTCAAAGCTTACTGCTGATTGTCTGTTTTCCTTACCAACTTGAGTATTAGCTGCAACATTAGTTCCACTACCACCTAAAGAAGGTAACATCGAAGAAACTCCACAGCTAGTTAAAGCAAAAAAGCATACAAGCGTAAAAATAATTAAAAATATTTTATTTTTCACAATAACACCTGCAACAATTGCAGCAGGTACCACAGTGTTTTTTAACGTGATCTAAGTAGAATCTAGCCACATTAGCTATAGTGTTTAAAGACACCATAATTAGTAATAATTGCATTATCATCTGTGATCATACTCCTGTGTATTTTGGCTAGGAGGTTTACTAGGGGTTGAAACAATTGTTCTATCAGTTTTAGATTCTTTATTCATCCAAACTGCAAATGCGCCTGTTAAGGCTCCCATAACGATTGAAACTAACCCAGATTGTTGCACAGTAGGATCAGGGAGTGTCATATACCATTCAACTACTCTCCATGACATTACTGTCATTGCTAACATCATAAACCTTGGAAGTATTTTCCATTTGTCTAGATTTTCTGGAGTCATTGAGTTTCCTTTCTTTTGCATATTCTCTACACAATCGAGAATTTTTAGCTATTATAACAATAGAATTATTGTTATCATATACAATTGTTTTTCCTTTTTTCGTAATTAATTTCATTACGTTCCTAACCAAACAAATAAAACAAGAGCACTTACGCAAAATAAAAATAAAAAAGTTCCTAAAGTCCATTCTAGAATTTTTTGTTTTATTTCCATTCGCCTAAATTCATGCTCTCTTTTCTTTTTTCTTAAATCTGCTTCTATCTCTAATATTTCCTGCCACTTTGAAGGTCCATAATAAACTGATATATAGTCTTTCAACTCTTGTCTCATATTTGCAGCCTTTTGTTTTGCCGCAAAAATTTCCATAGCTTCTGCTTGAACGCCCCCTCCTAAACTTTTATACCAAGGGGGTTTTTGGTTTTGTTTTTCAGCAAAGTCAAGATCAGCCATGGCGCCTCCCCATTGAGAAAGTGCCTTGCCCATATCTTGTATATCTTTACCAACGGCAATGCCTTTTTTAAGCATATTAAATGCTGCAGAGGCACCAGCAATAGCGGTGACAGGATCAATCATAATAAATTACATCATTTCAAAATGAGGTCCGTCTATAAATGGTCGTTTTCCTTGGCTTCGTCTTAAATCAATGTAAGACATCATGGCTTCCTCCATGTTTCCGCGCCAAAAACGAATGTCTCCAACACTCCAAGCTGCACCCCATTTAATAGGAACATTATGTTCTATTGCTGCTGCTTTCATAGCATCTGCTAAATCATCATAAACATTAAGCTCCCAAGAACCTTTCCCATCAATATACGCCATTAAATCAACAGCTCGTCCTTCAAGATGTTTTGATTTCATAGTTTGAGAACGGCCAGCTGCATAAAGTTTTTTTTGTTCTTCAAGTGTTCTAAGTCCATAAACGACTCCAAAATCTACTTTAGTTAATGTTATTGCTGTTTTAACCACTTCGACGAGAGCATTATCGACTCCTTGTAGTTTTGAAAGACTTTTTTTACCTAATTTAAAACTCATTTTAACTCCTTAGTTTGGTTTTGTTGGCCATTCAACATTTAAAGGGAAACCTTCTTGTTGTGGAATGTTTAAAAGGGCGGTTCTATACACCGCCCATTCTGCTTGTTTTTCTGCTGTTAGGTCTGCCCATCTCAGAGGATTGGTTACAAGAGGGTCTACTTCTGTTAAAAGAATAGAATCTCTTTTTATCCTTACTCTCTCAGATAAGATGGTAGTTTTACTTTCTAAGTTTTCTACCCACTCTCCATCAACATAGTCATAGTATTCCTCTGGCTGTGGAGTGACTTCAATCCAGCCGTCTGGTCTAGGGAAGTTCTTCAGAAATTCCTTACTAGGTTCTGAAATTTCGACATAGTATGCCTTAGTACTTGGTATATAAATATGTTTCATTTTTACCTCAACTCCGCCCAATAATTTGGAGTACCCGAATTAGCGCGATACCATCCCCCCACAGGCACAATCGCCGTGGCCCCGCATCTGAAATTTCCAGACTGTCCAGTAGATGCACCAATCAGAATGCCCCCTGATGTTCCACTGGGCGCTGATGATTGAGCGTTCCAAACATATAATTGTCCCTCCGCTGATCCCGCACCTTGTGTGTTTACTACGATTGGCTGATCGGTTGTGTTTTGATAGTTTACGTTGGCAAATCTATTGCTATTAATCGACATTTGCGTCCAAGTTTGGAATCGTGAAATAGTTCCAGATTTAAGTTCTGCTTCTGTACTTAAAAGAACAAGCTCTAAGCTGTCTGTTTCTAAGTAGTAATAAAGAACACCAGCACCACCTGCTCCACCGTCACCGTAATTAACAGGACCGGAACCATTACCCCCATTACCAACAGAGTAGGTAAGTGTACATGCGCCTTCAGATGACAAGTCAATAGAAGAAGCACCGTGCGCACCTGCTCCACCGCCAGCACCACCTTTTCGTGATGATGTATCCCAGTCAGGAGCACGACCACCGCCGCCTCCACCACCAGAACCAAGGGAACCTGCTGCACCGTCACCGCCAGAGCCACCTCCACCGCCTCCAGCTGCATAAGCAGAAGAAACACCAGGGTCACCACGGAACTTATCAGAACCTACACCATTACCTGCGTAGCCACCACTATAGCTACCAGTGGCAACTGTTGAGCTGTTCGAGTTACGAGTAATAATCCAAGTAGTAGTTCCTCCAGCTCCTGGAGAACCAGCACCTTGAGCACCGTCACCACCGCCGCCGCCGCCTACGCCTTCGATGTTAAATTCTTGAACGTTAGAAGCGATAGCTACCGTGCCAGTGCCTGTTAGTGTTGTTACGCTAGAAACTAAACGTTGACCTTTTGTAATTTTAGGGTTAATCAATTTAGTTTCATCAACAGTAAACACAACACCATGTTCAGAAGTTGTACCTTTGTTGGCACCCGTTGCAATAGCAAATTCTTGAACGCCG